TTGCTGCAGCATCTTCATCTAATCTATAATAAACAGGTTTTATACCTAAGAAGTCTGTGTATATAATAGGTTCATCATTAAAGAATGTAATAAAACTCCAGAACCCGTCAAACTTATGAAAGAAGTCGTGAGATTTTTCTTCTCTATATCTTTTATGAATCATAATAGCATCTGTTTTATAATCACCGAAGTCTTTATAATTAAATATTTCACCAACAAACATCGAAGGTGGTTCGTTATTAAATTGAATAGGTTGTATTGCTAATTCAGGATCTGGATCAACCATTGGTAAAGCTATATGACATAAATTATAATCTTTATATCTTGTATAGCCTTTATATTCAGGAAGTCCACGATAAGACATTCTATTAATAGCTTCTAACGTATTAACTTTATTTGTATCTTTTGAAATTAAGAATCCGCACATATTTGTTCTAGTCCATATTTATCAACAACGAAGCAATGTAAAGAACTAGCACTAAAGTGTATAGTACCAGGCTTAGCATCTAATCCAGCTTTTTCTATTAGCCATAAACATAATGCATTTGCAAAGTATAAGTCATTATGTAAATGTCGCATAACATCGCAAGATCGCATATGATATGCACAATGTAATTGTCCATGCCTTAGCATAAAATGCCAACCAAAAGTACAAGGTACGCGTTCGCCCGCGAGAGCGGCTGTACCATCTTCAGGAAACCAAATTGGAATATAACATTGTCTTGTTGTTGGTTCTTTTTTTAATAAATCGACTGCGGTGTTTAAATCTGCTATGTTAAATCTAACACCCATTTGTTCTGTATCTTGCCACATTCGTTCTGGATATGAATGGGAAAAAGCTTCATTCATTAGATATTTATCTGTATCTTTTAACCATAAGCTATGTGATGGTGGAGGATTGCAAGGTATACCACCAACTCTTTCTTTAAAATGTAAATCAGCCCACGGTTGTGAAGCTTTTAATTCTGTACTTGCTTCTTCTGCATTATCGTACATTTGTGCTTGCATATCTGCATGCAAGATTTCTAAGAATGCCGGGTGTTCTGTAGCACCCTGCCATCTTTCTGTTTCTATTTCATATCCATGTTCTAGTAAAGCTTTACGCAGAATATGAAGACCGGATTTAAGATCCTTGAGTATCATCATTTTTTATCCTATTGAATATATCTCGAGATGGATCTTGGCCGTCTATATCATGGTCGAGATAAGCAGCAAAGAAAGCTGCATAGTTAATTAGATCGACTGCCGAATCGTGTAGTGATTCGAAGTTTTCTATATATTCTTTATCGTCTTTCATAGCATCCATTACAGAATGCATACGGTTGACTTTGCCAGTCATAATATCTAAAATGGTTTGTGCGCCATTCGGATAGTAATCGGATTGTCTAATTCTAGAATTAGGGTTTTGGTAATCGTTGCCTTTCTTAATAATAAGTTCGGCAGCATTTTTAAGTATATCTAAAGGTTTCATAATGTATATTATACCATAGTTTCATTGGTTTGTAAACCCCTTTTGTAAAACAATACCTGTTTGATAGTATGGTATGATTTTTACTTCAGGGTTCTGTTTGTGATAAGTGTTCATAAAGAACGTGTAAGGTAAATGTCTGTGAATAAACGATCCATAGTATTCTACTGGATTAGTAGCCATAACAATATCTGTAATATATTTATGAAGCAAATATGGCTTTTTCTGTTGTGTAGGATCTTTGATAATAGTAACAAATTTTCCACCAGGTTTTAATTTACTTATAGCTTTAACATATAGCTCTTCAATTAAATCCCAATACTTAATTCCTTTTAGTACACCAGCATTTCTTGTATCTTCATATTCTACATTTTTAAAATTTCTTTTATTAAAGTCACCTTGCGGTCTTTCTGGTGAGTCAGATTGTCTTCCACCTAATACTGGATATGGAGAACCAGTAACAATTAAATCTACACACTCACCTTCGAATCCATTCTTTTCTAATAACTCTATTTGATCTCTTGCATCGCCTTGAATAACTGTTCCAACACCTTTAGCAGTTCCTCTTTCATATTGTACTTGAACAGATCTTTCTGTTATTTGTGGAAATTCTAATTCTATACCAACACCATTTCTTCCAGCATTTATAGCTTCGACTATTGCTGTTCCTGTTCCTACGGTTGGATCAAATACTAGATCACCAGGTTTTGTTAGGTTCTGAACTGCCCATCTATAACCAGACCAATGACCTGGGCAGATATGTGTATCGAATCCGCCCTCAGGTTTTACATCGGGAAAGTAGTATTGCTTTCTAGACGTCTGTGTATAGTATTGATTAGTTGGTACGTGAAATATTTCACCTAGAAAATTCTTTGTACATAAATCACATCTGCAATGATAGTCTTCTGGGATTTCTTTTCTGTGATATAACTGATCAGTTATTCCTGGTGTTCTATAAGTTTCAAACTGTGCCATATAAGCTACTCCATTTTTTTAGTTTTTCTTTTTTCTCTTCTATTCTATTTTTTATTTGTTCTTCTGTAACAAATCCGTGGTCCATTATCCACTCTATTAATGTTAGTACATCTCCAATCTCATCTTGTAGTTGTTTTCTATAAGCAGAACTATTATTTGTTCGTATCATTTTACTACATGCTTGGATTAATTCCCCACACTCTTCCATTAAAATAATAAATGCTTCTTTATCTTTGTTCATATTTATTTTGTAAAGTTTCTATTCTCACTCTATTTAACCTAGGTGGTTCTAAGCATTCCATAACACTCATTACATCGTAACATCCTAGATATTCAAATTTTAAATTAAAGTCTACTGGTATTACATCAGGCATATTCTTATATTCCGGTGAGTTATAACGAGGTCGATTTGTCTTAAAAAACAAGAAATGGGTAAGTCTGTTTTTCTGTAAAGCATCGAGGTACCTCGTATAATCGTGTTGTAAATTATACCAATGAGATGCAATTTCTTTAAAATCTATTTTTAATTCATCATATTCTACATCTGCATAATACCTATCTTTACCCTCGATACGATAAGCATCTTCTACAGTTTCAATAATATAATCTTCTAAATACTCTGAATCAATATTTGCTCTAGAAGAATATCCACTTTTAATTGTTTCCCATTCTTCATCGTGGCGATCATACATCTTTTGTGTAATCGTTAGTTCTAAATTTTCTATCTGTTTCTTAAACATAATTATGTGGTGGAGTTGGTGGGACTCGAACCCACAACCTCCGCGTTGCAAACGCGGCGCTCTCCCAATTGTCGCTACAACCCCTGATTTCTAAATACAAATTCAATAGCACGATCTGCTTCTTTTTCCATATCACGTTTTAAATACCAATTGCCAGTTTCATTATCTAAAGTTCTGCAGATATGTGCAACTTCTTTTGCTGTAATTGGATAACCTTTATTCAAAGCATTACCTGCCGTTGAAACCATAATCTTATACATTTGTGAATACCAGCCGGTACCCTGTATAGCTTTATATTCATTTACTTGTTTTTGATTTACAAATGGACAATCTTGATAATTAGTCCAAGAGTAATTAGAATTCTTTAATTGATTCTTTCTATGTTCGATTAATCCTTTTTGTATTCCTTCAGGTAATCTATCAAAGAAATTATCTGATTGTTGGAAATAAGGATTAGCTTCTAATAAACTATTAACTTCCATAATATCACCATCGTGACTAAAAATAAAGTTATGAGCTTTTTTATATTTAGCTGGGATATAATACATTCGACTTAAATCTTTTGTTTGTGCATCTGCTATACCACCAATCTCTTTATTTAAAGCAAACCAAAAATGTTTGATTTCATCTTTTTCTACGAATCGGTCTAGAGGAAATACCAGCCTAAAGCGAGGGTTGTCCCTAGTGCTAGAAGCAGTAGAGTAGCATACATATTTAAATCTTTCATATTGTTTTTCTATTTCTTTTATATTACCTGTAAAGTCATCCACATCAAGAATACCAAAGCCGCCCCAGCTAACCACGTTATCGTTAGCACGAGTACTATCAGGCAAATACGTAGCAGGACTGATAAGAGGAGCTTCAGATTTTGTAGGGTACTTATCAGACTCCGCGAGCCTGTAGAGGATTGTTTCGAATTGTTCGAATGATTCGTAATCCATCCTTTTGTCAGTTTGGTTATCATAAATGTTATTAAAAATCGTGCAAGATACCATAGTTTCCTTCGTGTGATGGTGGTTCCCAATCTTTTGGTTTTTTAAGATCTGGTAATCCTAATGGATTAGGTCTGCCTTCTTTTACACCAACTTCTTTTTTCATATTTGCTTTTAAGACTTCGTCCCAAGCTTTGTAACTATCGACTTTAAATGCATCGAGAGTACCAATAGCAACAACACATAAATCTATAAGTGCATCTACAATTTCTTCATTGTCTACATAATATATAGCATTGTTTAGTTCTGTTAATTCTTCTTCTAAGAACTTAGCCCTAAACTTTAGATATTCCATTTTATCTTCTTCACTAGATTTTTTCATCCAATCATGTACACCATATTTGGATTGCATTTTGTTAATATCTTTTACCCAGTTTTTACTCATGATATAATCTTTTTCTCTGGTATTGCTATTTGACTTGTAGCATTTCTATGTTGTTCTACCATTTCTTCAATTGGGTCAACCATAAACATAATCCATTTCATGTCAATCTCAACTCCATCTTTGGCTTTTGTGTAAGGCATAAACGGCATAAATCCGATCTTGCCTTCTCCAGCTGGTATTAAAACTATTGCATCTTTAACTATAACAGTATCTGTATCAATACCATTTAAATCAACATCAGCAATAAGTTCTTCGCCAGAGCTTAACCTTAGTAATTGTATATTTTTTGTCATATTTTTCTCCAATGTGGTATATTATACCATAGTTTCACAGTGATGTAAACCCCCTAATTTGTTCAATCACTTCTGGTTCTAATTTTGGATCATTCCACATACGGTTTAATCCACTAGGGTGAGGAACTTTTAAATGTTCCACGTTGTTCTTTTCAAAGTATTTAGCTACGACATTACCCATTGCGATTACTCTATAACCTTGTATTTTTATCATGTGTTCTGGATCAGATAAGTTTGTCCATGTCCAGTTTTGTACACCAGCTTCTATTGACCATTTAGTTATCCTCTTTATAGTTTGGGATTTGTTTGGCGGATTATTTCCCGGCTCTGTTCCTACGAAGATAGTTCTGTTAAAAGTAATAGTCATTATGCAAAAAATAAGTCTAATGTCATTTGCGGACTAGATGTCCAGCCAATGGGTTGTAAAATAGCTTCGATAGCATCTAAGAATGTTTTTTCGAATTGTAATTCTCTATCGATATATTCATCTAAGCCAAATTCTTCTGGCAAATAATCTGGGAAAGCAATAACATTTTCTTTGATTGGATTTGGTTGCTTTAAGTAAATAAATTTTAGCTTATCGCCATTTCTTAAGTTTGGATATTTTGTTAAACCTTTTTCTTTTCTAATCTTATTATAAAGTAAAGCACCACGTACATGGATTGGTGTACCTTTTTTGTATATAGTACTTGTGTCTGCATAGCCAGTTATGTTTTGTGCACCACGTGGGAATGCAATCTGATATGGATCCAAAGAAAAGAAATGTTCTTTAAATTGTTTAATTGCTTTTTGTACGGTTTGTTGATCTTCAGATATAATAACTTTAAATATTTCTTTTAGTGCTTCTCTGCAAACTTCTGGTGTGGAACTTTTATTAGCTTCTACACCAATTGTTTTAATTTTAGGAACTTTGTATCTAACACCTTCGTTGTCTATTACGTTTAGAATATATCTTTTCTTAGCTAAGTAGATTCCACGATCTGCTATAACCTCTCTGGACATAACCATTTTGTTTTCTAGACCACCAAACTTATCAAAGAATTCTTGGTAAGCTTTTACAAATACAGGTTCTAGTTTATCTTTAGAAACAGTATCTAAAAAGTCTACACTATTTTTAGGATTAAACTTTTTAACTAAATCACCTAAGCCAACGTATAAGGAATCTGTATCAATTGTAATAACATAATCTTTTTTAGATTCAAGCAGATTTCTTAGGTATGCATTGATTGCATTTTCACCCCATCGGATAATAGCTTGGCCAGATAATGTAATAGCTTCTGCAATTCTTTGGTCGAAGAATCTAAAGTATCTATTGCCAAGTGCACCATATAAACTATTAAGTAGAATCTTGATAGACATTTGCTTGTTTTCTGCTAAGGATATTTTTCTTTGTAGTTCGAATATAGTTTGTTTGTCTTCTGCGCTTTGTAGTTCTTGTTGGAATCTAAGCATATCTTTTTTAACTTCTACCCTTTCGATGTACATTTCTTCGATGATCTTAGGAAGTACGCCTTGTTTAGATATATTAAAATGTTGACCACCAACTGCGATTGCAGTATTTTCTGGTATGGTTACATTTGGTTTAGATAGAACTGTTTCTACATCTAGTTCTGGACTATATTCATTCTTAATTGTTTCTGGTGACATATTAAACTGCATAATGATCGATGGATATAGAGAGTTTAAATCGAAACTAACTACATGATCGTGCATGCCAACTTGTGGTTCTTTAACGTGACCACCGGGATAACTACCTTTATCTGAATCTACTGGAAAAGGAACTATAACATTATCTTGATATAAATCACGATAGATAATAGAATCCCAGATCGCGGTGGTGCCAAATGTGTCGTTATAGTTTACACCACCGCGGTAAGCCATTGTCATAGCTAATGTAATTAATCCCATTTTATCTTCTAAGCGATCTACCAATTCTACATCTTTGATATTATAATCAATAAACTTTTGATGGTCTGCTTTATATAGATTAAATAAAGAACCATGTTCTTCGTAAGATAGTTTCTCTTCGTCTAGCACTACGTGTGCAATATTGTTAAGAGAATAAGATTCTTGTTGACCGTAAGCGTAACCAAATTTCTTGAATACTTCCATATAGTCCATTTGGGATATACCTTGGAAATCGTATGTCTCATCTCTGTTCATAGATTTGTAAGCTATTCTAGCTTCTCTACGTTCTACCATTCCCCAAGGTGAAAGCTTTTTAATGTTTTGTTCGCCAAGATCTGGACCAAATATTCTACGGATACGATTTACCAAATAAGGTATATCGAAGAACTTAGAGTTCCAACCAGTAATAACATCAGGTGTATGTGAGGGTGTAGCCCAGTGGTTAATAAAGTCTATGAGTAATTCTTTTTCGTCTTTACATTTTTTGTAAACGACACGGTTGGTTTTCATAAGCGATTTACTAACATCGTAGTCGCCTAATCCCCAAACGTAATAGGTATTGTCTATATTATTTTTAAGACAAATAGCAGTAATAACTTTAGCTGCTTCACCAGGTTCTGGAAACCCATCGTCGGATTGAACTTCTATATCGATAGTGGTTACGTTTATTTTAGATCGGTCGAATTCTATTTCACCAGGAAAAAGATCATTGACCAAACAAGATTGATAACGAGTATTACCGTAGATATGTCTACCAGCTACATACTGGTTTTCTTGGATCCAGTTTTTGGCATCTCGCATAGATTCGAATTGTACAGGAGCAACGGGTTTCCCATCGAGAGATTTCCATTGTGTTGCTTTGTTTGTTCCTACGAAAAGTGTAGGTTTGTATTTGATTTTCTTTTGGACTCGCTTACCATTTTCTATACCTCTGTAGAGAAGCATATTACCATAACGAGACACATTCGTATAAAAATTCATAATAAGGGTATATTATACCATAGTTTTGCGGGAATGTAAACCCCCTAATTCAATAAAAAGTGGAGGAGGGATTTCTCCCTCACTCCTAATAACATAAGTCAAGGTCCTTAATAGGCACTAAAGTACATTAGTAATGGTGCTGTTCCAAAACAAACTAGCATAATTCCTATTGCCTGTAAAGTATCTATAAGGTCCTTAGCGATGTCATCATGATCAGCCATATAAGCTTTAATCTTTGTCATGATTTATCTCCAGTAAAAAGATTTATATCTATCTACTAAGTGTCGCTAATTGAGAATTACCCTTTCAGGAATTCTTTCTTTGTTGATGCCCCAGCAGACCCTATTTTGATCTCCCTAGGACGCTTCTCTTCTGGAAGTTCTACTCTAGCATAAACTACGAGTATTCCATCATTTAGATCAGCACCGTCGATTACGACAAATTCTGAGAGGCGGAAGCTCTTCTCAAATTTGCGGGACGATATACCTTTATATGCGAACTCACGTTCGTCTTTTGGCATCTCACCTTTTACTTTTAAGATACCATCCTTGACTTCAACTGATATGTCTTCTTCTCGAAAACCAGCCAATGCCATTTCGATTAAGAATTTCTCCTCATCGATTTTCACAACATTGTGTGGTGGATAGTTATCTTTTCCTGATCGCCCTGAAGAGTGAATCCTCTCCAGTTCATCTAATAAAGGCTCAAAGCCTACGAATAAAGAACGTGGTACGTTCAAAGTATTTCTTACCATTTTAATTTCCTCCTATAATAGCAAGGTTATATAGAACCGGCACAATGCCGCATTCTTCCATTTTATTTATACAAGTTTACTCTTTAGATTGAGTATTACCTATATTATATTTCGGACATAATTCCCATTGAGTTTTTTCTTTAAAAGGTATTACCTTTATTTGTCTCAATGGAGCTACGTCCTTAGCTTGGGCAGGTTTCACCATGGTTACTAACCCCCAATCTGATAACAAAGTAGTAATTGTATTCCTACGCTGTATATCATTTTCTATTAGATTAGAAGGTTTCCCATCTAATAAAAATAGTTCTTTAAAATGCACTATAAAATATCTGCCTTGTTTATGTAATATATGGCAAGATTGATATAGCTTATTGTCTTTGCGTGATGCTACTCCGATACGAGTAAGTGTTTCTCTAATCTTAAGAAAATCATCTGGTTCGCTTAATGTGACTTCTAACATATCGTTAGGCGTCCATGCTTTTATTTCATTATTTTGTTCTTCCACCTTTAGTCATCCTATTTTTTATTTGTTCTATCTGGTCGCCTGAAAGTAGGGATAATACTGATTTTGCTTTTTCATTACTATAACCATAATATTTCTTTATGCAATCCAAATCTTCTATCTCTGATGGTTTAACCCATTTAGAGAATCTTTTTTTCTTTGTAATTATATTTATAAAAAAATCATTCTGAAGACGGTTATCCAGATGGTGGTTTACATTCATTTCGTTAGCATATAAGACTGTTTCTTTAAAATGTGATAAAGTTCTGTTAATTAAGAAGGGTTGATACTCTTTTTCTGTTATATCATCTACAATTAGATCTTTTTTAGTAAAGTTAATTGCATTTATAAAATCAAACGGGTTCATCTTTTAATTCATCCCGGTAATACCTTTCCATATGTTCATATCCTTTCATTAAGTCTTGATAGCGGTCTCGAAGTTCTTCTGTTTCATGTTTAGCTTCATCTATTATCTCTTTTAGTTTACGATTTGTTTGTCTACAATGTTGCAATTGTTTCTCAAGATCGTGTACATTCCTTTCGAGTATTTTAATCTTTTCTAAATTCTGGTCTTTATAGCCAGTTGTATTCCAATCTACCATTATTTAAATTCTGCTCCTGCCATTATTTCTGTTAAACACGCGACTATATTTAATTCGTGGTCTGCTACAAAAGCATTCTTGTATTGATAGTCTGCTAAGGTTAAAACTAATTGTGGTATTGATTTCGGATCGACATATTCATACATTGTATCATATAGCTTTCTAAATATAGCTGCTGGTTCACTGTCTATATTATCAGCAACCCATTGTCTCATCTTTCTAAAATCTTTTACTTTTAAAAACTTAATTAAATCATCTATTGAATCATCTGCTAAGTTAACTAATATTCCAGTATCAATTCTTCCACTAGAACTATATCTTTGTAATTCATTTATTACTCTACGCCAATCGGGTTGGTGTTTCATAATAAGTTCTGCAATTACTTTTGTATCGTAATTAATACCTTCTGTGCTTAAGATAGTTGTAGCTCTTAGATGAAACATCTTGCATAGCTCTGGCATATCTTTCTTAGGTATATTAAATTCTATAACTGCGCACCTAGAATGTAAAGGTTGTATTATCCTATTCTTGAAATTACAAGTAAGAATAAATCTGCAGTTAGCAGAGAATTCTTCTATGAATCCTCTGAGCGCGGGTTGGGTGGACTGGGGATTTAGATAATCTGCTTCATCTAATATTACCACCTTGTATCCACCCGATAGCGAAACAGTACTTGCGAACTGTTTAATTTTGTTTCTTAATGTGTCTATGTTTCCTTCTTCACTACCATTTATAATTAGGTAGTCAAGATCTAGTTCAGTGCATAATGCCTTTGCAACAGTAGTTTTTCCCAAACCAGCCGTGCCGGTAAGGAGCATATTGTGCAGTTCACCTCCGTTAACAATTTGCTCGAACGTTGCTTTTATATGGGAAGGCAATATTACATCTTTGATTAATTGGGGTCTATATTTCTCGACCCATAAGAATTCGTTTCCTTTCATAGTACCTCCCAGCTAATAACTGTTTCTAAAATAAAGCTTCTCCATGCATTTTTATCTAAAGCCCAAACTGGAAACACTTCTAACTTGCCAGGAGAGATGTTAACTGCAATGGTATTATTTGCTTTTAGTACTTTGGGATTTAGCGTGCACGGCATAATTCTTATTTCGCCGGTATCTACTTTTTGGAATGTGACTGTGACTGTGCCTTTTAATAAGGCGTCGATTAGTTTTGTTTGTTCACTAATATTCATTATATAATTTCCTTTTCAAATTAAAGGAGGACCGAAGTCCTCCCTTGGATTAAGATTCTTTTGAATCTTCTTCAACAGGTTCTGCTTCCACTTCTGGAACAGCACCTTCTGGTGCAGCTTCTTCTGCAGGTTTATTCGCTTCTAGAAAAGCCATAATTCTGGTTCTTAGACCACCAACGGTTTCTAGTTCAGCGCCTTCAAATGCACCTCTTTTAGAACATAGGTCAACTATTTGTACGCAAGTTGCCATGTCTTGAAGAGATAAAGAAGGAGCTTGAGCGTCCTCTGCTACTGCTTCATTTTCTTTTGTCATGATATTCTCCTATAGGTATTAGACAAATTAAACATCCCATAATTGGCGATGTTTTTCTTTTCATGTTATATTTATACATGAAATTCGGTTGTATTCTCTAAAGCAATAAAATATTCTACGGGATAATTTGCATTAGTCCAGTTTGATATTTTAGCACTAGATAGAGATACGAAATAATCTCCAGGTAATAATTTTAGATTTGCGATATTAAAATCGAAATTAAATCTATTTGGTACCTGGTTTTCTAATGTTAAATCTAAAGTATATACATTTGCTGTCGCATCTTTTGCATCGAATACTTTTGCAAATACTTTATCATTAGATTCTCTTACAATACTTAAGTCACTATGACCAAGTACTGCAGCTGCTTGGTTAATTCTTTTTATTTCTGCTTCGCTTAAACTAATACCAACTTCTGCATCTGGCATTGTAATAGCTTTAGATGGAGTTGTAAGTATTTCTGGATTAGAATAAAAGTAATCAACTTTCTGTAAATTGTTTTGGATAAGCATATTGTTATCCATAAAATCTATATCTGGTTCTGGTATCATAGACAAAACAGATAAGAATTCATTTAAATCATATAGACCAACTTCTTGTGGAAAGTCTTCGATTATATCTGATTGAGCCATAATTGTTTTAGACTCGGCAATTGTTTTTAGTTTTTGTCCTGGTTTAAATACCAGATTAGAATTAATTGTTGCAAAGTTTTTTAGTATTGCAATAGTATCTTCACTTAGTTTCATTTTTTTTCTCCCAAGGTAAAAGAATTGTTTTACCTAGTTTTTGTTCTGCCGCACAATGACAACTCATATAAAATAAGAATCCTGAAACAGCTATTATTATAATTTCGATCATAGGGTATATTATACCATAGTTTAAGTTAATTGTAAATCCCCTATTTGTAAAAAATATGATTTTCAATTTGTATTACATAGGTTAAATGATCTGCCCAATAAGGGTGGATATAGTCCGCGTGGTACCATAATGAACCAGATGTAATATCAAAAGTAGTATCTTTCATTGCAATATCCGCAACACGTATTGCTTCGATCCAAGTTAGTGAATCTTTTGGTTCGTCAGACTTACCATCGCAATACCAACTAAACTGACACATACCTCGTTCAGGTATCATTTCACCAGTCCAAGATTTATAATAGGATCTGGATTCGTAAACAACGCCACAAATATCATTTGGAAATTGTAAATCAAATACTCTATTTAAAGTAACGTGTGCAACTGCTAGTTTACCAGCAAATGGTTGGTTTCCAGCTTCGAAATAAATGTTTTGTGCTAAGCAGTATCTATCCCCAGCGTCATCGGATGTGCTTGCAAGAACTTTTTCTGCTAGTAAGATAATTGTTAAAGTTAGTGCCATTAATCCTACGTGCATAGGAATAAACCACCGAGATGATGAGTTGGGTAATTTCATTTTGGTTCCTTATCATGTTCATGTAATGCAATTATTGCATAGTGTAATACTTTCTGAAGATCTTTTCTATAATCCTCATGTGTACCTTTCTTGCCATATCTTTGGGCGTATTTAAGAATATTACCAATTGCAAAACCAATACCATGACCGCAGTCAGATATAAATTCTGTTGATTGGAATTTGTTTTTAGAATAATGCCCATCGTATGTTTTATCGATATACGATTGAAGCTCTTTAATAAGAGCTCCTTCGCTAAATTTATAATCTATTTTAGTATATTTCTTCATCTTCCTCCATTATAGTAACTTCGTCGTGTTCTCCAGATACGTCAGGAGTATCTTCTGTAATAGCTCCTGAATCAACTTTCGTGTAAAGATCTAAGAAAGCTTCTTTTGTATCTTCATCGAATCTAGCAGTACAAAGATCAATAGCTTTCATTCTATCGTTAAAGATAGAAAAAGTTTGTGCTATGTGACAAAGTCTTCTAGTAGAAATAACTTCATCAACACCATCGTCGTAAAAAGTTTTACGGATGATATCTGCCCATGTAACCAATCTATCTACAAATTCGTTATCTTCGACCTGAAACTTATCCATATGTTTAGTCAGAATTTTCTTTTCGATTGATAGCGATGGAAATTGTTGATCGATAGAGATTGTAAATCTTTCTAAGAAAGCTTCATCGATTATAGAAGCTGCTGTAAATCTTCCATCT